CTCTGGCGCACACGGCTTTGGCCGCCATCCATGGTGCGAATCTGCGAGTGCGGGCGCACACCAGGGGCGAAGGTGCGGCTGGATGGTTTTAGGGCAGGGAATGTTGCCATGGTTTATGTTATCCAGACTTGATCCCATGGCGCTGCGGTCCCTGACACAGCAGTAAATTCAACATCAAGCGACACTAGTTCAATGCCGCCAACGGGTGAATAGGTGCTGAACTGCAAGGTTGACACTCCTTCGCGTGAAATACGGCGGAACTCAAGTCTTGTATGAGCCGTGCATTGTCCTGATCCAGTCCACACAAGCGCAAGCGATTTGATATTTGATGGGCCTGTGGTTTGGCTCTTGACACGCGGATCCACAAGCGGGTTCCCGCCAGCAATGGTTGTACACACTGCTGCAATCTTGTCCCAGTATTTATACGTCAATGTATAGGACATGACGGTATTGCCATCGGTTGAGATTGTCCCAGTGATGTTGGTGAATCCTTCAGGCAAATTAGTTTGCACTATAGGCGTGGAGCCTAGAGTTATTGGCTCGCTGTAGCCCGTGGGCGACGATGGATCAGGGCACTCCACCTCGGAGTACACGCTGTAATCCTTGTCATTGATAATCATGGTGTATGACGGCCCCTGCGTTAAATAAACCTTGCCGCCATCCACGCTTGGATCAAGGCGATACCACTTAATGCGTCCGCCATCGCAAATAATCGGTGCAGTGACTTCATCCCCAACCCTTAGCGGGTCTGGATAGCTCAATTCACCGCTAGGCAGCGCTCCGTCGCTGGGATTGTTCACCGCTAAATCATCAATATCGCTGCTTTCAGACTCTTCTACATCAGAGTCATAAGCGCCCGCAAACCCTCCAAAACTTGACCAAGTTTCAGTGGGAATGCTCGTATCACCTGATGAGTTCACGTCGCAGCTTACGCCGGTCTTTCCAGTTGGCAGCAATACGCCGTTGCCGACAGCTGCATCTACCTCCAAGGCCACCACACTGCGCAGCTGGCTATCCACTGGGAATTGGGTCAGCTCCAGCTGAACCTCGCCGCTGAGGCTCTTGCCAATCCGATCCACCTCATACAGCTCGTTGTGCAAGCTGCTGGCACCAGTAGACGGGATGCGCTCCAGTCGGACACGCACCAGATCGCCGGGGCTGAGCGTTTCGTTGAAGGCATCAGGCCGCACCGTGATGGCCAACGTGTGGGTGATGTGCTTGCGTCGAGCCAGGATGTAGGCTCCGACCTTGACCGCGTGATTCTCCGAAGCGCAGAACGCTGAGAGATCATGCTGCTCAAATGGGCCGTCCTCGGCAGTGCCGGTGTATCGCACCTCAGTGGAACGGATTAGGCCGATGTCATCAGTGGGCTGCTGGCGCCAGAGCACCAAGGCGCAGAACGGTTTGCGGTCAGCCAATGGTGTGTAAGTGATCTGAAAGCTGCCGGGGACAATGTGCTCTTCGGTGAAGGTGAAGCTCCAGCTCACAGCTCCGGTGTTGATCGCACCAGTGGCCGTAATGGTGGGCAACAGAGGCCGCAGCGCTTCCTTGCCGCCAGCCCTGCTAGACCGCAGCAGGAAGTACGGCAGCACATTGTTCATCCAGTCGCGGACATTGGTGGATTCCGCCAGCACGCCGTTAAACCACAGCCCGTTGGTATCAGTGAAGCGGGCCGCCGCGAGCAGCGAGGTGGTGTCGATCTGATCGGCGGCAACCCTGGAGCTGTTGGCCAGCAGGTAGCGCAGCAGGTCAGCCACGTTGTTGCTCGGCCCCAGGGCGCTATCCAGCAGCCGGGTGACGTGCATCCCACCACGCACGAAGCAATGCACCTGCCGGTTCCACTGATCAAACCCAGCGGGGATGGTGACATTGAACGCCATCGTGCTCATCCCGGCGTAGCTGCCGCCGGTCCCGCAGTAATACGGCGCCTCAAGGTTGGGTGAGTTGTCGATGAAGTTGCCAGCGGTGAACGTGCCAGCCCGGCGGTTGTAGGTCTGAGTGAAGCTGCCCACCCTGCAGCTGCGCTGGAATACGTCACGCACCTGGATTGAGTCGATCTGCCCTTCGCTCAGGATCAGGTGGTAGTAGGCAGTCACATCGCCGCTGGGGCTGGCATCCTCGAAACGGGCTTCGGTCGCTGCGGGGCTGATCAGCACTCCGCCGGTATCACCAACGCGCCGGCAGAACACGATCGGGATCACTTCGCCAATCTCAGCGCCACGCTGCTGGGTATCCAGTGCCGATGATCCAGCGGCAGCACCCTCGGTGAGCGGTGTTCCCACCAGTGTGGTGATGAACGGATCGGATACCTGAATATTCATAGCCGGCAGGGCACCCCGATCAGGCGGGTGGTGTACTTACGTGGTGGCACCTGGGCGCCAACTGGAGACAGGCTGCTGCCCAGCTCCATCTTGATAGATGTGAAGGTGCCCTTGGCATTGACCACCTCACCGATATAGGAGGCAATCAGCGTCTGACCGGCATGGGGCGTGCTGTTGCCCAGGATGGGATCAAACTCATACATCCGCAGCTCCACCAGCCGCGCCTCATCCAATGCCGTCAGCACAGAGTCGATCACGTTGGTGGTGGCTGGCAGGGTGACGGTGATCGAGGATTCTGATTCGACCTTGCCTGCCGTGATGCCATCAGCGTCGAAGGGTTGATATGTCCAGCTGGCGCCTTCCCATGTGACGCTGGTGTTGACGTAGTACGACTGCCAGCGTTCGTAGGTGACGCTGCCGCTGTAGATCCGCAGGAACTGGGACTGCGCTCTGGCCATCAGCGGATCCCCATGGCGTACCGGCCTGCTGGGGTGCGGAGGCCTTGGTAGACACTGCTAGCCATCTGCTGCAACCCGCGCTCAAGATCTGCCAGCGTGACGTAGCGCTCGCCGTTGAACTCCACCACCGGGCCAGTCTGGATGCTGATGGCAGGAGCTGCTGCACTACCTGTGCGCCCAGCTGGTGTGATCACAGCAGACCCACGAGCGCCGGCCATGTAGTTGGCAGAGGCTGCCGCCATCTTGGATTCAGGGATGATGTATTCCGGCTCGCCGCCTTCACCAACCATCGCCAATGTGGGACGCTTGACGATTCCACCTTCTGCAAATGCTGGAACGGTAAGAGTGGGCACAAATGGAATATCAGGGCCAGGCAACCTGTTGAAGGCGCCAATCAGGCGATTCACCAGCCTGCCAACGACGTTGATGTTGTTGGCGATGTTCTGAAGCATCCCCCGAATTGCCTGCTTGACTGTGTTCACAATCCCGTCCCACACACCCTTCACTGTCTTGCCAAGGTTGTCCATTGCTTTAGGCAATGCCTGCATCAGCGCATCCCATGCCCCTTGAATTGGCTTGATGACGTTTGCGCTAAAGAACGCAACGATTCCATTCCAGACGCCTTTGATCCATTCGCCCATCTTGGTGACAGGCTCGCGCAGAACGTTGTTCCAGAGATTGATCCAGGGTTGCACCCAGATTTGATACGTGATCGCATACCACGCATCAAAGGCCCACTTCAGAATCCCGCCAATGGTTTCCAAAGAGGTCTTGACGATATTGGCAACGACACCAAAGGCATCAACCCAAAACTTTCTGATTGGTTCGCCCCATTCCCAAAGAGCAGTCAGCCCTTCACCGATGGCACCACCGAGCCAAGAGAAGAACTTCATGATCGGCTCGCGGAAGGCAATGCACATCGCCACCACTGCTGCAACTGCAAGGATTGTCCAGCCCACAGGGCCAGAGAACACGCCTACCAAGAACGGCAGCAATGTGCCGGTGATCCAGGCCATCAATCCTGCAAATGCTGCAGTGATGCCAGCGATGGCAGGGCCAACAGCACCAAGCCAGCCGCCAATCGTGGCACCAAGCTGTAGGCCTCCAATTACAGTTCCCAGCTGAATCAAGCCTGGTGCAATCAGTCCTAGCGCGGGCAGAAGAACCAGCAACGCCGCTGTCAGCACACCAACCAATCCAATTATGGTTTTGATTGGGCCTGGCAGCGCATTTATGGCTGGCAGCAAAGTTGTTGAAAGAATCTCAAGGGTTTTCGTCAAAGCTTGGATCAGCGGCGTCAAGCCAGCTTCAATCAATGGCCCCGCAGCCTTCTGCAGATCATAAAATTTCTCTCCAAGCGTATCCAATGCGCCAGCATATCCAGTGGCTGCGGCTGCAGCATTGCCGCCATACTGCTTCTCAAGCTCCTTGAAGATAAGCTCTTGCGCTCCAGCAATGTTTCCAGAATCAACCATGGATTCAATCATGGTTTTTTGTGCTTCTGTGAACTGAATACCTGACCTAGCAAGAGCCGTAAGGCCT